GACCCTGCCTATACAACAAACTTTGAACTACATCAATCAGAGGAAAAGAATTTAGTATTAAAAATATTAGAGTTAGCTGGTATACTTATAAAAGATCCAAACTTATATCAATTAGCAGCGGCTGAAGAGCAACAACAATTAACACAAGAAAAATCATAATAAATGGCATTATTTACAGGAACTCAAAAAGCGTACTATGAAGGTGCAGATGGTAACTTTAATACTGGTGATGAAAATTACGGTAATTATCAATTTATATCTTTAAAAGATATAATTAATAACTTTATAATATCTTATGTCGGTGAAGGTAAAGTAATACCTAGAGTTAAAAGACAAGATGTTTTATTCCACGCTCAAAGAGCAATACAAGAACTTAGTTATGATGTTTTTAGATCAACTAAGTCTCAGGAAATAGAAATACCAAATTCATTAACCATGCCTTTACCACATGACTTTGTTAATCATGTTCAAGTTAGTTTTAAAGATGACAGCGGTTTAGAGCACATTATATATCCCGCTAGAAAAACAAGTAATCCAACAGCTATATTGCAAGACGGTAATTATAACTACATGTTTACTAATAACGATTTATCTGAAGCTAGTGACTCTGACACTTGGTTATCTTTTAAAGATAACTCTGGTAGTAACACTAGTAGTGATGAAAACATATATGAATACAATACTGATACTGGTAAGAGATTTGGTTTAAATCCAGAAAACGCTCAAAACAACGGTGTTTATTATATAGATTACAAAAGAGGTAGAATACATTTTAGTTCTGACCTAATAAACAAAACAATAACTTTAAAATATATAAGTGATAGCTTAGCGACAGACAATGAGAGAATAGTACATAAGTTTGCTGAAGAAGCTATGTATAAATGGTTAGCGCATGCTATTTTATCCACAAGAGAAAATATGCCTGAATATTTAGTAGCAAGATTTAAAAAAGAAAGATTTGCTGCTATAAGACAAGCTAAATTAAGATTATCTAATTTGAAAATAGGAGAACTTACTCAAGTTATGAGAGGTAAGTCAAAACAAATAAAACATTAATTAAATGGCGGAATTAAAAAGAAATTTTCGTATGGGTAAAATGAATAAAGACCTAGACGAAAGGTTAATTCCTAACGGTGAGTATAGAGACGCTTTAAATATACAAGTTGCTGGTTCTGAGGGTAGTGATGTAGGTACTGCTCAAAACATACTTGGTAACGAGTTAGCTTATTCAAGTGCTATTAACGTAGCAGGCGCTAAGTGTATTGGATCTGTTAGAGATACGGCTAATGATAAAATATATTGGTTTATATCTGGAACTAGCAGAGATGTTATAGCTGAATACGATCAATATACTAAAGAAGTATCACCAGTAGTTGTTGACGCTAATAATATTTTAAACTTTAGCACAGAAAATAAATATAAAATAATAGGTGTTAATATAATAGAAGGTTTTATATATTGGACTGATAACAACTCTGAACCTAAAAAAATAGATATAAAAAGATTTAAAGCGGGTAGCTCAAACTATTCTACACACACTACGCTGATAGATGAATCTGATGGAACTACAAGTTATAACTTTACTATTGATGACATTACTGTTATAAAGAAAGCACCTATTGAAGCTCCTACTTTAACTATGGCTGCATCTAGAACATCTGGTATAGTTGAAACATCTTTGCTACAAGTTTCTTTTACTGATAGTAACAGTGAACCTTACGAGTCAGGTTTAGTATATCCATTAAACAATGGTTTTGTAGATTTTACATCAGATATTAATCTATCAGTAGGTGATAGAGTTAAGTTAACATTGTTAGACGAAAGTGAAAATGAAGAAGTTATATTAAGTGTTTTAGCTACGTCGCCTACAAACGCTAGTAGTTTTAAGGTAAACATGGACGCTGTACCGGAAGATGTTCCGAGTGGTAATAAGGATTGGAAAGTTGTACTCATGGAGAAAAAAGCTCTATTTGAGTTTAAGTTTCCAAGATTTGCTTATAGGTATAAGTATTCAGATGGTCAATACTCTGCTATGGGTCCATTTTCACAAGTAGCATTTTTACCACAAGAGTTTGATTATGAACCTAGAAAAGGTTATAATAAAGGTATGGTTAATAAATTAAGAAAATTAACTATATCTAATTTTAAAACAACACAAAAACCTAAAGACGTAGTTGAAGTAGATATACTATATAAAGAAGATTCAAACACAAATGTTTACACTGTAAAGTCGATAAAACCAAGTGATGATGAGTGGGCTAGTAATTCTATTGAAATAAAATCAGAGGTTATATACAAAGTTTTACCATCTATGGAGTTATTGAGACCATGGGACAACGTTCCTAAAAAAGCTCAATCACAAGAATTAGTTGCTAATAGAATAGTATATGGTAATTATCTACAACAATATGATCTAAAAGATATTGACAATAGCGAAATAACCCCTAAGTTTAACGTGTCAATAGTACAAGCTAATAATTCTGATTATGAAGCTGGTTATCCTGGTAAATCATTAAAATCAATGAGGACTTATCAAATAGGTATTGTTTATAAAGACGAGTTTGGTAGAGAAACACCGGTTTTAACAGATCCATCTGGTTCGATAATATTAGATAAAGATCAAGCTAATCAGTATAATGTACTACAAATATCTATGGACAGTAATCCTCCATCTTGGGCTACACATTATAAATATTTTGTAAAAGAAACATCTGCTGAGTATTATAATTTATCAATGGATAGACATTATCCAGCAGAAGATGGAAACGTTTGGTTAGCTTTTCCTTCATCAGAAAGAAATAAAGTAAGTGAGGAAACATTTATAGTATTAAAGAAAAGACATGACTCTGACACTTTTGTTCAGGAAGAGGCAAGATATAAAATATTAGCTATTGAAAACAATGCTCCAGAATTTTTAACTATAGAAAAGGTTTCAAAAGGACATGCTGTAGCAAATAGCGACGGTAATTTATTTGTATCAGGTGTTATTCCTAATAACATATCTTTTCTTCTTTTATCATTTGCTAACTTAACTTGTCTTAAAAT